CAGAAGAACGTGGCCTTTGGCTATTCCAGCCAGCAGGCGACGACCGAACTCGACAACATCCGTTCGCGGTATGTGGAGCCGGGTGCGGAAGCGCTGGCAAACGCAGCCGAAGTGCTGGCGTTCAACGCCGTCTACCGGGACATCTACAGTGCGGTCGGCACGCCTGGCACCACGCCGAGCGCGACCCTGACCTACCTTCAGGCGGGCGTCAAGCTGACTGACCTTTCGACCCCGCTGCGGGGCCGCGTGGCTGTCCTTGATCCGCTGGCAATGTCCACGCTGGCCAACACCACCAGTTCGCTGTTTAACCCCACCGCTGTCATCTCCGAGAACTACGAAGAGGGCATGTTTGGGCGCAAGCAGCTGGGCGTGGACAAGTGGTTGCAGGATCCGGTGCGTCCGACGCACACGACCGGCACGTTTACGGCGTCGACTCCACTGGTCAACGGCGCAAGCCAGACCGGCAGCACGATTGCCATTGACGGCTGGGCGTCTGGCGCGTCGTCCCTCAAGAAGGGCGACATTTTCACCATCGCTGGCGTGAACAGCGTGAACCCGCTGTCCTACTCGTCCACGGGTCGTCTCCAGCAGTTCGTGGTTACGGCGGACACGTCGGATAGCGCTGGCGCAATGGCTACGCTGCCGATTAGCCCGTCGATTGTGACCTCGGGTCAGCTGCAGACAGTGGATGCGTCCCCGGCGGACAACGCGGTCGTCACGGTCCTTGGTGCGACCTCGCCTACGGCTGGCACGCTGGCGACGACCACCTCGCCGCAGTCGTTTGTCTATCACCCCGATGCGTTTGCCTTCGTGATGGCCGACCTGATGAAGCCCGGAGCGGGCGCAGAGTCCACCACGGTACGCAGCAAGGCACTTGGGTTCTCGATCCGGATGGTTGAGCAGTATCAGATTGGCACGGACCAGAATCCCAGCCGTCTGGACATCCTGATTGGTGCGGCAACTATTCAGGCGCGGCTTGCCGCGAGAGTGTGGGGTTAAGTCATGGCATTGGCAACAACGACTCTGTCGGTGGCGGTGGCCCTGGCCGACACCAGCATCACGGTCGCGTCGGCTACGTCTGTGTCGGCGGGACGACTGGTGTTGGTCGATCAGGAAATGATGAAGGTCATGCAGAGCTACGTGTCTGGCACCTCGGTGCCGGTGCAGCGTGGCATTGATGGCAGCGCGACGGTCGCGCACAAGATCACGGCCAATGTGACGCATGGGGCGGCGACAGATTTCTCAACCCCATCGGCGCAGGAAGTCGTGACGTATCAGGCGTCTCGGGCGGTGGTGGTGCAGAGCATCACGGCCACTTCGACCCTGACGCTTCCGGCAGCGGGCACGGACCTGCGTGTCATTCTCAATGGCACATCGGTCATTACCCTGACGGTCCCTGTCCCGACGAAGGACATGGACGGCACCACGCTGATGATCATCGGCAACGGCGCGGCGGCGCATGTGCTGACGTTCACGGGCGGGCTGTCTGGCGCGGGCGCGTCTTACGACGTGGTGACGGTCAACGCGACAGCCCCGATTGCCATGCAGTGTGTGGCGTGCAACGGTCTGTGGAATGCGTTTGCGGCGATTCCGATTGCCGGAACCGTCACGAACATCACGGGCACTGTCGCGTAGGTTCGGCTTTTCACAAGGGGGGCGGCACCGTGCCGTCCCTCTCTTTTCAGAGGACACATGGCGATCATTCACAATCCCGACAGCGAATACTCCCGCGAGATGACAAAGTGGAACACCCAGAAACGCCACGGCGGGATGGGCGCGAACGGCTACGAGCCGTTCCCGAAGATGGTCTATCAGGCCCGTGCGCGTGAGAACGGCAAGATCATGTGCGGCGATCCACTCGCGGCGGTCGGGGATGCGGTGGGTGAAGCGTTTGCCCGGTCCTGTCAGCAGATTGTCCAGAACCAAGAGGAACTGGACAAGTCAGTGAAGCAGGGCTGGTACGACACGCCGGACCTAGCGATTGCGGGCTACGAAGTGGCGCAGCGGTCGATGGCGGACATTGCGGCGATGCGGCATTTCACGGACCAGCGCATGGGCGAGGTCGCGCAGGCGGAAGCGAAGCTGGCCGATGACGCCACGCACGAACATCTCCCTGCGTTGCCCGAAAAGCGCAAAGCGGGACGCCCGCGGAAGGTACAGGTCCAGTAAATGGCACAAGCCAGTGGCACGTTTAATCGGTCGGTCTTGATTACCAAGAGCGACACCGTCAACTTCGACGGCAGCACCTACAGCGCGAGTGCCGCGACAAAAGCAATCCCGTCGGATGCGATCTTTGTCGGCGGGGCGGGGATTGTGGTCGCGATCTTTGAAGACGGCAGTTCCGGGGCATTTACGGTCGCGGCAGGCACCTTGCTGCCCCTGAAGTGCATCCGGGTGAACAGCACCACGACCACGGCCACGTTGATGAATGCGTTGTATCAGGTCTAATGACAGTTAGCGAACTGATCACGGCGTCGTTGCAAGACTTGCGCGTGTTGCAGGTCGGCGAGACGGTGTCGGCCAACGATGCCGCGTATGCGCTGGCGCGTTTGAATGACTGGATCAACGGTCTAGCGACAGAGGGTCTGACGGTCTACAGTCAGGCTCGGACAACCTGGACGATTTCGACGGCTGCGAGTTACACGATTGGGTCGGGGGGTGTCATCAATTGTGCGCGTCCTACGGGGCCGATGGGCGTGACCAACGTGGGGTTTCAGGACACCAGCGTTTCTCCGACGATTGAATACAACCTTGGGCCGCTGCTGACCGAAGACGCCTATGCGGGCATTGCCCAGAAGGCGTTGACCTCGGTGTATCCGCAGGCCATGTATTACAACCCGACCTTCACGTCAGGATTGGGCCTGATCTATTTGTGGCCGATTCCGACCAACACCACGTTGCAAGGGGTGATTTACACGCCCGTGCCGGTCGCAGAGTTTGCGGCGATTAGCGACACGATCAGTTTGCCGCCGGGGTATCGGCGGTTTCTTCGCACGGGATTGGCGAAAGAAATCGCCAGCGCCTTTGATGCGCCGCTGACGCCGGACTTGCAGCAAGCCGCGATGGAAAGTAAAGCCGACATCAAACGCGCCAATGTGCGACTGCTAGACTTGTCCAGCGGCGTGGCCGGATTGATTTTCGGGGGTTCGGGACCGCACTACAACATCTATTCGGACAGCTAGTCATGCAGTATCCCGGCTTTGTGTACGGCTCCAATGAGTCCCAAAGCCCGTGGGCGGACTGTGAGCGCACGGTCAACTGGTATCCCGAGCAGATTCAGTCGTCGGCGTCTCCTTATAGCGCCGCCTTGTATCCCTGTCCGGGTCAGGCGAGTTACGTGACGGTCAGCGACATCAACTGCCGGGCGTTGTTCGCGATGGCCGGTCGGTGCTTTGCCGTCATGGGGGCACACGTCTACCAGGTGCTGGTCACCAACAGCGCCTCGATTGTGACCAGCGGCACGGTGTCGAATGATCCCAATCCTGCGGGCATTGCCAGCAACGGGGACGCGGGAGGCCAGCTCCTGATTGCCTCGGCCACGAATGGCTACCTGCTCACGATTAGCACCAACACGTTGAGCGCGGTGGCGAATCTGGCGGGCATCACCACGATGGTGGGGATGATTGACGGCTACTTCTTGGCGTTTGACAGTGCCGCCTCGAAGTTTTACATCAGCGAACTGAACGATGGCGCGACGTGGGATTTGACGCAGTATGCCCAGCGCAGCATTGCCCCGGACCCGTGGAAGGCGATGGTGGTCGATGGCAGTCGGCAGATTTGGCTGATTGGGGAGCAGACGGGTGAGGTCTGGTATGACGCGGGCACATCGCCGTTCCCGTTCCAGCCGGTTCCCGGCAGCGTGTTTGGGTATGGCACCTGTGCGCCGTACAGTGTGAAGCTGGCCGCGGACAAGATGCTGTGGTTGTCACAGACCGCGGATGGCGCAGGGATTGTGGTCGCGGCGACAGGGCTGGTTCCCGCCCGCATCAGCACGTATGCGGTGGAGACGGCCATTGCGGGATATGCCCGGACGAGCATCATCACTGATGCTGAAGCGGTGGTGTATAGCGACCAGGGGCACACGTTCTATTGCCTGACGTTTCCCTCCGCGAATGCAACGTGGGTCTACGACCTCTCCACTGGCCTGTGGCACGAGCGTGGTGTCTGGGATACCGCCAGTGGCAGTTATGACTTTTGGGGGCCACGGAGCCATTGCTACGCCTTTGGGAAACATTTGGTTGGGAATCGGGAAAGCGGACAGCTTTGCACGATGGACACGACTACGACCACGGAATGCAACGGCGACCTCATTCGCCGGTTGCGGGTGCCACCGCCGCTGTGGCTGGGGCCGCAGGCACGACGGATGTTCGTGTCTCGGTTCCAGTTGCTGATGGAGCCGGGTTTGGGCACGGGGTCGGGGCAGGGCGCGGACCCACAGGTGGAGCTGCGGACCAGTACCAACCTCAAGACGTGGAGTAACAGCCAGACGGCCTCGGCGGGCGCGCAGGGCGCGTACAACACGCCGGTCTACTGGACGCGGCTGGCGAGTGCCCAGCAGATGTGGGTGCCGGAGATTGTGGTCACCGATCCGATTCTGTGGCGCATTGTGGGGGCGAGTGTCGAAGGTCGCAACTTTCAAGGGCAGGGCGCATGAATGGTGATTATTGCGCCAGTGCCGGACTTCGTGGTGGAGCAACCGGTCACGGCGAATCGGATCACGGGGCGGGTGACGCAGGCCATGCGGTATTGGCTGCTCTCGCTGGCGGATCTGGTGAATGCGAGTCCGCAGGTATTGGCGACGGCGACGGTTTCGACGCACGCGGCCTCGATTGGCTCGACGGCCTTTGCCGTACTCTTGGTACAGCCGGGCGTGTATCGCCTGTCGATGGCGGCGCGGGTGACTCGAGCGGCGACCACCAGTTCCTCGTTGACGGTCACCTTCGGGTGGACCTCGACGGTGGCGTGTACGACGAGCAGCGCCGCGATGACCGGCAACACGACCGCGACGGTGGGCAGTCTGACGTTCCTGGTGCGGGTGGACGAGGCGACGGCGATCACGTATGCGACGACCTACGCCAGCTCGGGGGCGGTGACGATGCAGTATCACTTGGACGTGCTGTGCGAGCAGGTTCTCTAGTTACACGGATACTGCCAGCCACAGAATGGGCGCGGTTGGTGGGAACCCTGTTGGAAACGGTCTGGCCGTCCTTGCACCCCGTTGACGACCGCGTGATTGTTGTGGAATGCGACGGGGCGATTGTGGGCTGTGTGGCGTTCTTGCGGAAGTGGCACATGGACGGGGCGTGGATTCGTCCGGAAGACCGTGGACGTGTGCGGGTGGCGCGTGCGTTACAGGCTGCGATGCAGGGCATGGCACGAGACCTTGAGGCGAGTGAAGTTTGGATGATGGCGATGGACGATGATGCGCGTCGGCTGTGTGAGCATGTCGGGATGCACGCCACGCATCTGGAGTGCGACCATTTTGCCGTACAGTTTGGAGTGGACTAAATGCCTGACATGATGACGTTTGGCGTGGGTTCGGCGCTGCAAGGGATTGGGTCGATCTATTCCGCGAAGCAACAGGCCCGTTCGTCGAAGTATGCCGCCGATGTGCAATCAAAGGCTGCGAAAGAAGCAGCGTTACTGTCCGATGCGGCGGCGAAGCGGTCGCTGGGTTTCACGCAGCGCCAGTCGTTTCTGGATCAAGTGCGGGCCAACGCGGCGGCAAAGGCGCAGTACGGAGCTGATGTGGCTGGCAGTCAGAACGCGTACAACATGGCCGGTGACCTTGGGTATAACCAACGGGCCGAGTATCTTTCGTCGGGGCGCACGGCCAGCAAAGAGCGTGGGCAGCGCACGAATCAGATGAACTATCTCCGGGATCTGATGGGCTACGGACAGCCGCAAGAGTCGCTGGATACGTTTGTCGAGCCAGACGCATTGCGTCGTGCTCAGTTGATCGTTCCGAAAGAGATG